CCCTTATCATGTTTTTTCTTGAACTGTCTTTCGTACGTCGCATGACAGTTAGAAATCCCATTTAGTTTTGCGAGATGTGTGATGTCTTCAATGAACTCTTTAGCCATTAACTGGTAAAGGAATGGCGACCAAGCGGTAAGGTTTGCATGACCTACTGTTTTGTCCAAGGACGCCATAAGCATTTTTGAACAATGCTTTGCCACTAAGTTTCCTTTCCTATTGGCAAATTCCTTTTCAGTTATCTCTCCTTTATGTAGTTTCTTGATGAGATCTTGGTTAAAGGAGTTGGAGGCTGGATTGAGAGTATTTTGATAGTACCTCATTGAAGTTCGTCGCAATAGGACTTGGGACTGATCATGATATATTAAATGTCTGGGGGTCGGTTCCAACTTCGTGTCTTTTGCGATATGTAACCTAGCATCCCGTTGGAGTTTCTTAAAGAATTCCATTTGTTTGTTAGCTTCCGGGTTGTCTTTTGGTCTCAGAACTTTATTACCTAAGTATTGTATATCGGTAATATCTTCATGAAGGATAAGTTCTACATTTAACCCATAATAATGGAATGCTTCTGCCAGTTTCGCTCGATCTAACTTCCCCTTTATTTTCATTGCCCAGCACGTGTCATCGCCGGTATTAAACAGCTTATTTTCTTTTTGAAAATCCTTAGGATCTTTTTTGTAATCCATGTATCTACACCAAGCTGCTCTGAATGCTAATCTAAATCCCCATGTATTGTCGTGACTTGTGAATGACTGTCCTGTTGCTCCCCCTCTATTTTTTAACACGACATTATACATCTTATCGAAATTTTCTGCTGTCTTGATAAGTGTGTTTTCCATTTGTACAACGGAATCGAAGAAAGTTGGTGGTATATTTGATCCATTTATGGTTTTATCTGTAGTGAACCATGAATAAAATGGATGTGTTTGATTGAACTTTGTCCGGATGAATATTTGATGTTCGGGACTAGGAATGTTCGTGCCTATCTTAGGGAGGTACGATTCCACTCTATCATTTGACAATATGATAGGAAC